CTTGCACCCATTTATAGGAGTTAAACTCCCACCACATAGTGGAAAACCGGCCGCCTTTCGGCGGCCAGCGCTACGATGTTATTCGTAGTTCTTCCACTCAACGTCTAGCGTCGACCGGGGAATGAATAAAGCGGGGGCAAACCAGCGCCTCCGCTCAACCCATTTTCCCCGACGCCTGACGGCGATGCGCCCATTAAAAGGCTCATCGCAGCCAAAGCGCAATAAGTACGCTAGTAGGGAACGCTCGAAAAACGTTTTCGTTTTCGGGCGGAAGGACAGGACACGTAGTTTGACTCTCGTCGTACCACCGTCCTGAGATGAAGCAAGGCAGAAGGGTTCTAGCAACCTAAACGGGAGCAAGAGCCCATCATCACTACTATCTCCAAACGGGATAGCGTGAACCCCTTTCCGTGCCATTTCATCAATGACGCAGTAAGGTCTGCCCTGCAACGATCTGCTGGTGTTGGACTTACGTATGTAACGTAAGACGCTGTCAAGGCTGCTAAGCCACGCAGCTCGTAACCAGTCGGCGAGGTAAGCGCCACACAACCCGTCATTGCGATAAGCAAGACGGATGATGCGGTTAGCAAACCTATACGCTTCCGGTAACGACTCCACCAACTCTTTCTGATACGCGGGTGTGACATCTTCACCTTCCCAGTAATGTTTCCCGCAGCTTTCCCTGAAGTAACTCGACGCATACGATTTTTCCGTGTTAATGGAAAACCCGCACACGTCCAGGACTTCAGTAAGCAGCGGATAACATTGGGATTCGATGATAATGTCGTCCCCGTATACCCCTACTGTCGCCGAGCTCCGCGAAACCTCATGAACACCTGAGGCAAGGGCCCAGAAGATAAGAGATTCAAGCTCAAATGTGAACCCATTCCCCATACTGGAGAATTTGTTCAACGTGAGCCAGTTTCCCTTCTCCCATTGGACCTGCGGACTACGGAGTGAGTCTAATAACATAGCCCACTCGATCGGCAAGAGCTCGTAAACGAGCTCCGTACTAACGGTATCGCTAGCAGCACTTAGATCCACTGTTGCCAGTGAACCATCAATGCTACCCTTACGTGCCAAACACTGATTCAATGTCTGGTCGTCAAGGTCGACACCGCGCCGCTTCAACCTATTGCGAATAAAGCGACCTACTCCAAGCTGGAGGAAAATATTTCCAGTTGGTTCGATCGCTATACTCCTTTTGGTTTTAGCGTTCTTGTCGACAAGGGTGGCTCTACAACCGGCTACTGTTGTGAAACAGCAGGGGAGCAGGGAAAAGGGACCGTCCACATCAGATTGAAGCATAGCTTCAGCCCAATGAGGATCGGCCTCTATAACTGCTTTAAGTAGAGGTAACGCCCTTGGTGTGACGCTGATCGGGAATTCCCGAATCTTGTCAGCCAAGGTACTACTCTCACCTTTTAGGGTGAAAGTGGCACCAGGGCCCCATCTACAACCAGAAAGTGCCTTAAGGTACGAACACGGCCCAAGAAGAGAAGCTATTTTACGTTTAGCAGTAAAAATTACTGCTTCAACGCGTGGAGAAAATCCACGAAGCCTACCTTCTCTGAGTCGGCGGTTCGTTTCCTTACACACCTCCTCGGCTTTCTGCCAAGAAAGCCGTGCAGCAGCCTCCGTATCGATACCCGTTTGTAAGCCCTTGTATTTAGACAAGTACTTAACAACCGAGTAGTCTTTACGGAAGTCATGCAGCGAGTTGTACCGCAGAGGGTCGATCTCCTTTCTGGCTAGCTGTTCATGCTCGCCATACTTGTACATCAACCAACATGCGAGTGAAACTGGCGTATCCGCTCCTTTAGCAAAAGCAAAGAAGACCTGTCCTACAAAGGATCGGGCTTTCGGATCTACAACCATGTGTGTTCTCCTCAGGCTTCTTGATTAGCTCCGAAGAGCTCGTAGTTAACGAACTCTTCAAAAGCTTCAAGATCGCTCAAAGGGGTATCATAGCTAGAACCAAGAAGGTTAAGGGTTTCCCCTTTATCTTCAGGGTCCATGCCGAACAAGTATAGCTGGTGTTTCCTCGACGAATCGAGGGCGTCAACTATACGAGTAAGGCCTTTCGCTATGATACGAGCGAACTCAACACTACATGTCAGTGTCGTCTCATCGCCATCGGGATCAGTGGCATGGATATGGAGTGCTGGATATTCTCCAGCAGTCTGTTTCCATTCACCTTTCTCGAAGTCGAAAAAGAGAGGACACAAGCTACCGGAAGTGATTTTGCAAAGCGCCTTGAAAATAAGGCGCTTCGTAACTGGCGAGGAAATAATTTCCCTCGCCAGCTCAATTCCGGCCTGGACAACGATCAACTGAACGTTCATGTCTTGCTCCTTAAAAGGAATTTAGGCACGAATGCCCAGGGATTGTTACCAGAAAGCTTCCTGTTCTTCGAGGACTTTTTTAATGTCCGCGTTGTTCAGGGTGTTGTAGACGATCGCCCGCAGATCTTTTCGATTTGCAAGGTCGGATCGTTCCGGAATAATCCATTCCTGATTGCTGCGCAGAACATACGCAACAGTCGGGGCAGGTTGAATTCCGGTGCCAGTCGATGCAGATGTCACCTCGAGTACCGGCCAGCTGAAGTTCAGCTGGATACGGTAAACGCGGGAGTTCGCCGAACTCTGGGCGCCATTGCTGACGCCCATGGGACGGCGAAACTTGACCATGATCATAGGATAGCCGATGGCAACGCCACCGGATTTATCCTCGAACAGGTCAACGTCTCCATCTTCCGAAGGGTTGAACGTATGGGCGACCGGGGTCGCTTTACCGTCATTGACGGTGATATTGGCCCTAGCGGGCATAATAAGCTCCTGACGGAGTTAGTTAGGGGAAAGGGATTGCTTTTCTACCAGTTCTTTCCTCGGACCTTTCCGAGTAGGACCTGGCGGATCAGCGCCCCAGCGGATATAATCCGCTGGGATCCCAGGTTGACTTGAAAGACCGGAAAACGTGCTCTCGGAAAAGAAGAAAGCACGGTCCTTGTCTTGGTTACTTCACGACGCCAGTTTTTCTGAGGATCCAACCTTGCCGATGCTTTATTAACGACAAAGTAGGAACTCCAGTAGACCTGGTTCCACGTTGAATCCCGTATAAGACCGGGCTGAAACGTGGTCATGTGGCTTAACTCGGTAACCATGCCTCTCCCGAAAGAGAGACCGGTACCAAGAGAAGCTTCCATGTTCGCAAGGTAACCCCCGATATCAACAAACCAATCCGCTACGAAGCTGAAGGGAACGAGTTCCCAAGCAATCGAAAGCGGGTTAAGGCTCGTGATTCGGGACAAGTTATAGGCATCGCTATTCGCCACACCCGCATATATGATAAACTGACAACGTTGTTCGTGTGTTCGTTTGAGTGGAACAGATCCCACCCAATTCGAATACACTGCATCGTCCCACTCTACCTTCCGTTTCGATTTCCCTTCGAACCGCATTTCACTGAATAAGTGAAAGTGGAACTTAGTGGCTTCGTAAACGTCACTGTAGAGAGGCAACCAACCATACTTGGCTTGTAACCAAAGGTTACTCGCTAGTAATGATGGGTTAGTCAGTAACTGTCTGCGGATAGAACGAGCCTTCTGGATAACAGAAGCAGTGGCAACGAAGGCCTTGCGCAGCATCTTAGCCGATTCCTTCCGTTCACCTATAGTAAGCGCTAAGTTGAGCTCGGACGACCGCAAGCGGTCGTAGAGCTTACTGAGTGCGTTATTATAGACGACGGTTGAAAGGCCAGTTTGCGGCACACAACCTAAGTTTATGCGTGCGGAATTGTTACCCGCGGCATCGATTATACCTTTATTATCGATATAATCACGCGGGTCGTACCAGCGGTAATAAAAATCCTGCTTGGTCCATTTAAACGTTCCAACCGCATATCTCCTACCCTCCTTGATATTGTAAGTACCAGGAGTGAAGGCACGACGCTTTCTAGGATCGTTATTCCCAAAGCCAGTAAACGTGAAATCGGCGTCAAGGTTGGCCAAATACGTATCGTATTCGGCTGGACCTCCGTCGATGTTCAAGTAAAACTGGTCCGAAAAATTAACGTCCCTATTAAGCATAATACCTCCAGGTGGGAAAACCACGCTAGTAACCAAGAGGTCACTAGGCGCGAGCCTAGAAGGATCCCCGCG